TTCCGCAAACAGAAAGCTGCGGATTGAGGTCTATCATGGATTGGAAAATCTTTTTACTGCGCGTCACCGTCGCGCTGGTTTTGGGTGCGCTGATCGGCAGTGAGCGCCAACTACGTCAACGCATGACCGGATTACGCACCAATGCGTTGGTGAGCACCGGCGCTTGTCTCTTCGTTCTGATGACACAAAGCGTGCCCGGCATCGCTACGGATGCGTCACGCGTTGCGGCTTATGTGGTTTCCGGTATCGGTTTCCTCGGCGGCGGAGTGATCATGCGCGATGGCTTGAACATCCGCGGATTGAATACCGCCGCCACCTTATGGTGCACCGCGGCCATTGGCGTGCTGTGCAGCATGGGATTGCTGCTGGAGGCGGCCCTCGGCTGCATGGTGATCCTGTGCGCGAATATACTGCTGCGTGAACTGGCCTTGGGTATCAACCGCCAAACCATCGTCTCAGCAGCCGAAGCGATGCAACACTATAAAGTACAAATCATCTGCCTCGCGCAGGATGAGGTTCAGGTTCGCAGCCTAATGCTGCACACGCTGGGCGGCAGCGGATTGCGCCTGCAATCACTGCACAGTGAGGATTTGGATCCGCCGCATCGCATGGAGGTGAATGCTGAGGTGATTGGCAATCCAACATTAACCGATCAGCTGGAAAGCCTGGTGAGCCGCATCAGTCTGGAAAAGGGCGTAAGTTCGGTGCGGTGGCAGGTGAATGAGTTGGAGCGTGATTGATATTTAGATGTGCTTTAGAAAACGTATCGCCATTTGATCGCCACTATGAATGACAAACAAAAAGCCACCTCAAAAGGTGGCTTAACTGCATGATTTTCATCGCTAAATTTGGTGGCCCCTGCTGGGTTTGAACCAGCGACCAAGCGATTATGAGTCCCAATTAGAGGTGAGTTAAATCAGTAACTTACTGATTTTTATATTTTCTTTAGACCAAATAGTGATGAAAAGTGGCACATAGCGTTGCGCTCTGCTGCCACTTTGCTGCCAATGTTAACTGTACTTCAGGCATTCAAGCTTTTAAAAATTTTCGAGCTATTCAAATATAGTAATACTACTAGTTTCAAGCACATTCGTTCTTCTTGCAGCTGGAATGCCATTAGAGTAAATGAATTGAAACATTAACTCTAAATTATTAGTCAGTTTTTTTTGCAATTAAGCTAAAAATAATTTCATTTTTTTTGATTAAATCTTCCAATAAATCTTTGCTAAAATTATCTGAGCTAAATTGGTTCTTCTGCTCTAAATAATCGTCTAGAATTACAATGACCTCCTCATCGCTTTTGGAAAAGGAAACATTTTTTGTTTCTTTTGTATCTTGAAGGGATTCTTCTTTTGTCTCATAGAGGAAAAAGTTATTGCTCTCATAATCATCAGCAATTGAATTGACTAGACTAGAATTGTTTGAACCAAAATGTATGGATTTAATAATCATAAATAATGATTCTTTTGCCTTTTCGGCTATTTCATATTCTCCAAATATATCCTCGGAACATTTGTGTAATATTTCAATAGCATCCTCAGGGAACACATTAACAATAGCTTTTATTATATAGTTATACAATTGAGTGGCAGGATCACGCCTCCTTCTTCTTACCCCATTAGGTGATACTGTATTTTCTTTATTAATAGGGTTATTTTTAATCCAAGAAACAACATCGGATAATTCATTTCTCTTAGTTTTATCCATTAGTTTCAAAAGCTTAAATATATCGTTGAAGTTTACACTGTCTATGTTCTCTTCCTGCAGGCAGGATATGAAAAATAATGCTAGATCATAATGGTTTTTGAACTCGTAATTATCTGATTCAGTCCTTTTTAAACCAGCAAGCTGGAGTCTTTGCAATGCTAAGTTGCCACTAAGAACTAAACCATTTATTTCATCGAGGATCATTAACTCTTCTTCGGAAAGATTACCTTGTAAAGGTTTATATACTAAGTCATGCTCGACTTCCGACCATGCATGCATAAGTACAGATGCGACTTGTATCTCTACAGGGTAATTATTGGAGTAACGACCAACTCCCTTCATTTTAACTCTAAAATGTTTTGCTGCATATCCAGAGAAAACTTTTTTATAACTATTGTTTTTTCTGATTCTCTTTTTCTTCTCTGGGAATTCTTTTGGGAAACCTTCAATGTCAAACTCTTTTAGTATTATTTCTTCAACCTTTGTCATGTCTCCAGGAAAGTAGAGGGCTACTCTCACGCCTGCAAGATCCACTATATCGCTGTATATGCTTTCAACTGACAAATAAGGTTCCGCACCATTTCGATCAATGATTTTATCACGTAGCCTTTTTGGTGATTTAGCTCGAGAAGAAACTATAGCTCGAACTCCAAGTGAATGAAGTTTTACTCTTAAATCATCTTCAACCTTCTTTGATAAATTTGAATAAAAATCGAATTCTTTATTATATCTTTCCATAAATAAACTTATAACGTCAGCCATGAGATTTCCTTTTTTTAAATTTACTCATTTAATTTTATCTTTAGAGATATTTAAAACATTCTAGTTAAGGGGTTGAACGTTTTAGCTTCAGTAAGATGGTCTGGGGCAAAGTGAGCATAACGCATCGTAACCTTAATATCTGTGTGCCCCAATATCCGTTGAAGCACAAGGATATTGCCACCGTTCATCATGAAGTGAGAAGCGAAGGTGTGGCGCAAAACATGCGTAAGCTGCCCAGCAGGTGTTTCGATACCGGCGCGTTGCATAGCCTTTCTAAAGGCTGAATAGCACGGTTTAAAGAGCAAGTGCGCTTTTCTGCTCGATGGCAGTTCAGCCTGTAATTTTTCAGTTATCGGCACCGCTCGGTTTTTCTTGCCTTTAGTTTTCACGTAGATGATCTGACCGGCGCGGATTTGGTTTCCCTTCAAGCCTTCGGCCTCACTCCATCGTGCGCCAGTTGCCAGGCAGATTTTCACAATGGTCGTTAGGTCTTTGGATCGGCTGTTCTCACATTCGGCGAGGAGGGTTCTAATTTCCTCAATGGTGAGATACGCCATCTCAGATTCACTGATCTTAAATTCGCGCACGTTCTCAAGTGGATTGGGGGCGGTCCATTCATCCAATCGGCGCAGCTCGTTAAACATCGCCCTGAAATACGCCAGCTCTAAATTAACCGTGCGCGGCGTAACCGTCTTCACTCTACTGGAGCGAGTGATCTTCCCGCTTAACCGCTGCTCGCGATAAGACGCAAAAATTTTTGCGTTAAACTCGGTTGCGAGTGGGTTTCCCATCGCCTCGCAGGCGAACGCCATTGTGGTTCGCCGCTTCTCACCATCCGCCAACGTAATGCCATGCGTGTTGAACCACAATTCAACCAGCTCAATTACCCGCCGCTTATCCGCTTTCTCTCCTAGCCAGGGCTTATCTTGAGCCTGTTCTTTTACGAACTTCTCATAGGATTGTGCTTCGCCCTTCGTCGCAAACTGGCGGCGAATCCTTTTGCCGTCACGGCCGTTTGGGAAAACCTGTGCCTGCCATTTCCCATTGGATAATTTGTTTATTGCCATTCCATGCCTTAAAGGTATTCGGTTCGGGTGATCACTTTGCCTAAAACAACGATGTCACTTGATTGGCACTCGAATGAAGATTTCCCATTCTCGACACGTATTCTTCCACCGGGAAAACGTACCAGTTCTCGGATGCTGACTAACTTATCAATCTCGATAAGCCACAGCCCATCGACGATCTCGCCTTCAAAGGTATCAACCAAATAAGTGCTTCTATCTGCGTTGATCACAAACGGGGCATTCAAGCCTTCGGGTAGTGATGCTTTATCCAGAATGAAATCATCCATGGGTTCTAAAATCCCATTTGAGATTTTTTTATGTGTCGCAATCACAACACGGGATTCCTCCACTTCCATAAAGCGTGCACCTTTACCTGTAGTAAGCCAGGTAAGTGATGCTCCTGTTTCCACATGGCAAATGATCACCCAGTCAGCGGGGAAGGTATCGCGGGCTGAACGGTTGGCTAACGTGCTTTGCGAAACGCCCAAATGGGTGCATAACGCCTGACGGCTGCTGAATCCGTACGCTTCAACTAAACGAAGAATCGCGTCTTTACCGCCCCGGTTACTCTCTACCGCTTCACGAACCACTTTCGCATCATGGCGATTTGTGTTTTCTTTCGTTGACATATCCGATTTGTGATCCTATTCTTCGGTCTGTGATGAGATGAATAGCGTTTAATAGTGAGATCTAATACCTAAACCGAGGAATACTGCATCATGACCCGTAAACTTTCAATGCGCCCATCAATCAATCTGGTGATTTCGGAACCGTACATTACTGTCGAAGAGTTCTGCCGTCGCACTGGTTACAAGGAAGGTACAGTTCGCCAGATGTATCGCGAGAACCGTTTGCCCATCAGGAAGAAAGAGGGCTTAAACGGACTTATCGAAATCAACATGGTTGCTCTCACTATCGAAGCCGCTGCTGGCTGCGAAATCACAATGCAGGCTTGATGCATCCATATTGGGATAACGTGAGGTATTAAGCATGTTTGATTTCAGTGTCTCCACACAAAGCCATTTTGATGAAGCGTGCCGCGCGTTTTCCGCAAAGCACAACATCATCCAGCTGGCTAAAAAGGCGGGGCTTAATCCGCAAACCATCCGTAACAAGCTAAACCCGGATCAGGTCCATCAGCTTACCGTTCGTGAAATGCTGATTCTGACCGACCTGACGGAAGACTCAACGCTGGTTGATGGCGCATTGGCTCAACTGCAATGCCTGCCATGCGTGCCGGTAAACGAAATCGCTCAGGAGAACTTACCGGCTTATGTCCTCAAAGCTACCGCCGAAGTCGGGCAGCTGGCTGCTGGCGTTGTGAGTCAGAAGAAATTTACCTCGGCCTGTAGGCGTGGATTTGTGCAGAACGTTAATGCCGGCATTCGCTGCCTGACGTTAGCTGCGATAGCTGTTCAAACGCGCGTGCATTCAAACCCTGCAATGGCTGGCACTGCAGATGTGTTAAGCGGGATCGGCGCATCGATAGGGGTTGTTTAGTTATGGCGTTTTCAGTGGCGCCACTTCTAAAACGGCAAAGCCCTTCACACGCATTCGGTCATGGCTGGATTGCCGCTAAAAATGGCAGGCGCTGGCACCCGGCAAACTCTCAAGCCGAATTGATGGCAGGTTTAACTGGCAACAGGAAAAAAGCGACATGGCTTACAAAGCTGAAAGCATCACTGTTCAAATGAGCGCCGGGCAGCGAGTTAGCGCGCTTAATCATATTGCCGCACTTCGCACCATGATGTACGGCGATTGCGGTAATGAGCTAAAGCGGTTCATCAGTGATATGCGTAATACTCGTGATCCACAGTACGAACAAAATAACCGAGCGATGAGCGCCATTTTCTTTTTGGCAAACATCAATAAAGAACGTCACAACGTTGAATACAGTGAATTGACGAGTGACGAAATTGCCGCGCTGATAGGTGCAATGAATCACTTTCGCGCAGTCGTGAGTTTATTTCCCAAGAAGCTTACGCTTCCAAATTAATTAACCCGAAAAAATAAATGGCGTAAACCCGCCGGGCATTTTTTTGCCCAAATTCTGGAGAAAGTTAAATGCGAAATATTGAAACCCGAAATTTTGAAGCCGATGCAGAAGTGCTAAACGCGATGCTGAGTAAGGCCAAAAGTGAGCAGCGATCAGATGATGCGCTGGCCATATCCGTTCGTCTGGCAGCATTAGCGATTCATGCAAGAAACAAAGAAATGTCAGCCGCTGAAATTATCGAACTACTGGATAAAGAATCCGCACGCTTCGAGAACCAATCACGGGAGCTGCACTAATGGCCGACTCAATGGAGCTGGTTCAGCAGCGCGTCCAGGAAGAACTGGCGCGCAACCTGGCAACGGCTATTCACCGTCCTGCAGGAGCGAGTGAGTTTTTCTGCCTGTCATGCGATGCAGCTATCCCAGAAGCGCGTCGCCGAGCGTTGCCGGGTGTCGAGCTGTGCGTTACCTGCAAAGAGATTAGCGAACTGAAAAGCGTGCATTACAAAGGGGCCGCGCTTTGAGAATTCAGGTTGATGATCGCTATGCAGTGCGCGCGCTGAAATCCATTGAGCCGGGTAAGCCGCAACAGTTGGTGCTGGAGAAATTCAGCTGGCTTGAGATTGATGGCGTCCGTCAGCGCGTGCCGCAAACCATGGCCGTATATGAGTCGGCAGTGCTCCTCATGCGCGATTTAGCTGGTGATGTGATTGGTCGCCATGTTTTGCGCGGGCAGATGAACACAACCGCGAGCTTTGTGGCGGAAACTCGCCGCATTGCTGAGTTGGTCGAGGCTGCAGTGCAAGAGCTGGCTGAACTTCAGGCCGCGCATGTCTGAAAGCCTTCCTAATCTCCTGACTGGTGAATATCACGCCGTAAATCAGCAGCGGCGTGAAGTCTTTGGCATGTCCGCTCCGGCGGATATGTCTCTTTCTGAGCGCCGTCTCTGGAATGTGAATCCAGAGGACCACAACTGGCGCAGCCAGTATCTGCAAAACATGCCGGACTATCTGGCCGGTTACTTTGCCGATCGCTACAGCAAAATCCTCTCAGCAAATAATGGCCGCCGTCGGGCCAATGCGTTTCTGCGCCAGACTATCGGCCAGAACGTATTGCCACGCCTGCAGCTGGTTCGCCGTCGCTATCGTCTTGATGAAGCCGCTCAACATGAACTGCCGTTCATAAAGCAGCTTGATCGTCTGCCTACGCTTGACCGGCAGGACGTGCGCGATCTGGCTTATAAAGTCGCATCCTATCTTTCGCTTAGCCTGGCTGAGTTTGTCGATAAAACTTCTATGCCGCAGCAAGCGGACGAGCAAACCATAACTTGCATTGCTTATCGCTATGTTGCTGAGTTGGCCGCATTGACCGGCACGCAGCCGCCATATTGGGCGGAGTTTAAAGCCTGTAAAGGTGAGCTGAGTCTGCGCAAGGCGCAATCCGGTTTATTGCGCATGATGGCGCCTGAATGGTGGCGCGGCCGTCTTAAACAGATGCGAGATCTACAACGAGAGCACATGGCAATCGCTGTAGGGCAGGTGCAAAAATCAGCTTCACCTTACGTTTCACGCGGCACGCTGGCGGAATGGGTCGAGCAGAAGAAACGCAATCGCGAGTTCTTCAAACGCTACGACCTGATGAACAAAGAGACCGGTGATCGTGTCGCGATGGATGAGATGGTAAACCGCAGCACCGCGAACCCGGCCATGCGCCGCCGCGAGCTGATGACCAGAATGCGTGGCTTTGAAGACATCGCCAACGAAAGCGGCTGCGTAGGGGACTTTTATACGATCACCGCGCCGTCGCGTTATCACTCCGTTTACAGTCAGGGCGGTTTCATTTCCAAATGGAACGGCTCAAGCCCGCGCGATACGCAGCGCTATCTATGCCGCGTTTGGGCGCGCATCCGCGCCGCACTGTCACGCGAAGAAATCCATGTTTTCGGCTTCCGCGTCGTTGAGCCTCATCACGACGGCACGCCACACTGGCACATGCTGCTGTTTATGCTGCCGGAACATCGCGAGCGTGTGCAGCAGATCATGCGTGAGCATGCCAGCAAAGAAGACGCCGACGAACTGAGCACGCCGCAGGCGCGCAAAGCGCGTTTTCACGTTGAGCCTATCGATCCCACCAAAGGCAGCGCCACGGGTTACATCGCTAAATACATATCCAAAAATATCGACGGCTTCGCAATGGACGGCGAGAAGGACGATGAAACCGGCTCAAACATGCGTGATATGGCGAAAGCTGTTTGTGCGTGGGCTTCTCGCTGGCGCATCCGCCAGTTTCAGCAGATTGGCGGCGCGCCGGTCACTGTTTGGCGCGAGTTGCGCCGTCTTGGCGATACGCGCCTACCAAACGAGAAGATGGACGCCGTTCTGGCGTCTGCTTCTGTTGCCAGCTGCTGGGCGTCTTACACCATGGCGCAGGGTGGCCCGCTGGTCGCGCGTGATGACTTGGTGATCCGCCTTTGTTACGAGATCACCGAAATGGGCAACGAATACGCGGAGGACGTGCAGCGCGTTCAGGGCATCTACTCGCCTCACTATCAAGATTCTGAAGTATTCACACGTCTGGTGAAGTGGGAAGCCGTTGCCAAATTAGCCGACGCGTCAGCGGAGGCTGGTCCTTCTGGCGGCATTGCCGCCCCTTGGAGTTCTGTCAATAACTGTACGGGGCCGGAGCGCCGGCGGTTAGAGCTGGAACTAAAAGCCAGAGGTTTTGAAGGGCATGAGGAGGAAATAAGCCTCCTTTCCAGAGGGTGCAGCATAAATTCAGGTGCGCGAATGCGGCTGTTTTACCGAAACGGCAGACTCCAGGAACAAAAGATAACCATCTGATTAATCCAGAGGATTTCTCACGGAAGGTAAAAAAACATTTCACATTTCGAAACTCATAATATACTGTACGTATAACCAGTTGTTCATTGTGCGGAGGGAATATGCAGGAT